GTAGTACCGTCAGCTGACGGAGTAACGTTAGTAAGTGTTCCTCCACCCGCACTATATCCAGTACCTGAAACCTCATTACTAGTAGCATAAGCTGTAGTTGAAGCTCCTAAAGTAGCAGAACTTGTAAAAAGTGCTAATTTAAAAGTATCACCACTACTGTTAGTGAAGTTATGAGTACCAGTTAAAAGTTCAGTTTTAAAACTAGTTGTCAAAGTTGAAGTAATTGCCATGTCAAAGCTCCTTAATAATCTTAGCTAAATCACCATGACCTTGTTTATTTAACATCTGGGTTACAGTTGTTCTATCACTGGTGATAGCTTGGTTCATATAATAAAGTATTGTCTGATAAATAGCTACCTTGAACGCTTCAGCTTGTTGCCTAACTTCAGGTGTAGCACTTTCAGAAATACCGCAGATTTTATCGGCACATCTTTGAGCCCAATAATCTGAAGAATGTCCTTTGTTATCTTCAGTAGCTACGGAAATATCTCCTATACTACTTTTTACTTCTATCTCAAACATTTGACGATTGTCTTGGTCTTTCTAATCTATCGCTGTCGCCTCTTGATTCATCTCTCATACTTTTGTACTCTCCTAATGATTTTAATAAAACTATCGCTTCTTGGAATTTACTTTCATATAATCCAATCGTATTGGGGTCTTGTTTCATATATACTGCTGCCTCGACTAGTGCTCCATACAGTATAGCATTAGGAGCATTATCTGAAAGCCAACTTTTACCGTCTGAAGCTAAAGAAGTTACAGAAGCGGGTCTGTAATAGTAATGTAGTTCAAACGTATAGTTAGAATTAGGGGTTGGAGCTAAGATAAAAGTATTATCATCAAATAAACCATAGTAAAGGGGTTCTCCAGTAGTACTAGCGTTTGGAGTATAATCTCTTATAAACGAAACGTGTTTTAACAATAAGTAATTATAATTATTACTTGAATCTATTACAGCTAAACTATATGGTGATAAAAAATCGCTAGGAGTTGATAAATAAGTATTACTCGCAGTAGCTGTACCCGTTACATTTTTTCTAAAAACAGGTAATTGCACAGTTTTTAAAATTCTTTCTTCTGCTGTTTTTATAAAATTATCTAAGTTATTTACAAAAGAAGTTTCAGAATAATCAGAATAATCCTGAATAGCTGTTTTTAATTGTGCGTAAGTAAAACTCATAATTAAATTATACTCTGATTATGGAGTGTTCGCTTGTCCTCCCATACCAGAATGGTTTGTACAGTAATAATAAAGGGTTGGTGCTCCTACCGCAACTACTATTTGTGTGTACGCTCCAGAACTTCCAGGAGTGCCGTTTGTAGTTACACCCGTTGTATATTCACTTCCTCCGTTATGAGTTCCGTTTGCCGTTGTTGAAAATCTTAACGGGTGGGTAGCATTACTACTGTTAGATTGGTCAAATTTATATGTATTACCCTCAGATAAAGATAACGTTGGACTTAATACTCCGTCTATATAGAATTTATTACCTGAACCATAAGAATTAGTTCCGTAAGCTACAGTGACAGCATATTCAGTAACATTACTAGATATTGTTGGAGTTCCTAACACACCAATAGCACCTTGACCAGTAATTGAATAAGTTACATCAATATCTCCTGTAACTGTAACTGTTCCTAGTGCAGAACTAGAACTTAAAGATTCAAGTATTACAGATGAAGTATTGTTCAAAGTAACAATAGTTGGGGTTCCTAAAGAACTTTTTCCCTGATACATCGTAAATTTAGTACCTATTAAATCTTCGTCAGGATTTACATTTCCTGGATTATCCGTAAAAACTCTACCTAACTGTGCTTGAGGTAAAGGTACTTCGGTTCTGGGTTGGAATAATGCTTCCGCGTCTACTGTTAAGAATGGAGGGTCATTTTGTGGGTGTTTAGGCTCGTAACATTCCTCACAAACTCTGTTACCTTTCCAAGTTACTTTTGCTGTCGTATATGGGTATGCAAAACCACAAGTATCGCATATGAATTTTGCATATTTACCAGAAGCGTAAGCCATTAGATATATTGTTGTTTCGGTACTATCCTAACAGAAGACCTATCTTCATCATATTTCAAGGCATTCTGTAAATCTTGTTCATATTGTTGTTTTATTAAAGGTGCCTTTTGTATGTTCTTTTTTAAGCATAAATAATATGCTAACCCAGAAGCTAAACAAGGCATAAATCTACTTGGTATATCTACGTCATTTACAGAGGTAGTAGAATCTTCTATTCTTCTCCAAACATAGTAAATGAGTTTGTCGGTTGAATTCTCTGGTGTTGGATAAACGTGAATTACTGGTGTTTTAACTCTTTCTAACCAAAACTGTGTTGGTCTAGCTTGAGTTGATTTTTGTGGTATTCTAATATATTCGTTTCTATCTATACGCTCCATATTATGGTCGGTTGTTATTCCGTTTTCAGTTTTACTGATATAAGCGTCTAATATATCTATGTCGTATGAGTTTATTGTGTATTCATTAGTACCTTGTGTTAAGTCTTGGATAACTTTAGATACTTCCCACATTTGAATACCTCTGTTTGACCAATCAGCAAACATTATATTCATTGAACGTCGTGCAGTAACCGCGTCGTAAGAGGTACGAACTTCCATACCTGCAAGTTCGTAAGCCTCTTCGATAGCGGTTGCTACATCTAAACTAAATGCTCTAGTTCCAGAAGTTGCCATATTAAGAAACGTATGCTACAAAAAAGTCGCAGTTTGCTAATACGACATAAGCTCCAGTACTAAATCTAACTCCGTCGCTTGGTAATCTTTGGTCAAATGATTCATTTGCCGCACTACCAAATTTAAACTCTATTAATAATTTAGTTCCAGAAGCACTAGTGCCATCATATATTTTTATACTAGCGTCAGCCGCACTTGTTTGAGCTTGAATGGACTTAATTCTTATAGGACCTAAGTTTGTGGCACTACCTGCACCACTACCTATATATCCTTGAAGTTGTCCTGAACTCGTTAAAGGGACTGTTACTTTTACATCTGATGAATGCATTTTAAGCTCCTAAATTATTACGCGTCAGCAAATGGAGTAACTAAAGTTCCTGAACCTAAAATAATACCTTCTACGGCATATTTAGCAGAAGCTATAGCTGTTACTGTTATTATACTTCCTGCAAGACCACCTTTAGTAGTACCGTTTAAAGTAATAACATCATTAGTTGCTCCAGATATAAAAGTTTTTCCAGTTGCATTATTTACACCTGTGTATAACCCTCCAACGAATTTATCTGTTCCGTCGGTCAATATATCTAAATCAGTAGCTGCTGTTTCTACTACGAAAGTAAAAGTAGCACCTAAGTTATTAGTTTGGTTTGGGTCGTCATCACGTCCAGGAGCTGTTGCTACGATACTAGGTAAAGTAAATTTACCGTCAGCGTCGTTACACAACAAGATTTTACCTGCGTGAGCGTCTACTGTTAAAGTTGTGTCAGCTGTTAAGCTAACTGCGTTTGCATTTCCTGCGGAAATAAAACCAGCAAGTGACCTTACTGGACCTGAAAATGTTGATTTTGCCATTTTTTCCTCCTAAAAGAAAAATACTCTATAGTCTTGGCTTGTCTGCTAGGTCAGTCTATAGAATAAGTTATTACCTAGTTTGGTAAAGTCTATCTTGTTTTTTACCAAAAAGAAAGGGGAACCGAAGTTCCCCTTCCTACTAATCGTTTAAGATTAAGCTCCAGGTGAGCCGAAGATTCCTCTCCAGTCACTGAAACCAAAACTGTAACGTTCTCTAGCTTTGTATCTTACATTACCAGTTTCGAAGTCTCCTTCCATGCTGGTTGAAACTGGAGTTCTAACGAAATGTTTTAATCCGTTAGGAACATCAGTTTTAATGAAGAAAGCGTCTGTGTCAGTTAGATAATTGTTGACAGTGTAACCACCAGAAATCATTCCTAGATTTCTAATAGCGTTGATGTCATTATCTGAAGTTCCGACACGACCTTGAGATTCCATTAGTCTGTCTGCTACGAATTGTAGAGCAGGTGGAATTATTAGTCTTACTGCTTGTGCATTAACCTTTAATCCTCTTTCATCTTTAAAATCAGCAATGTCAATCAATGCTTGTTCTAAAGAAGTTTCGTTAAGGTCTGCTGCTGTTGCAAGTTCATTTCTCAAATCACCTGCACCAACTGTTGGATGGTCTGTTGCACACAGTTCTTTTCCGTCACCACCAACAAAAGAAGAACTAAACGCATTGTTCAATACGTTAGCTGCTTTTACTTGTTTAGTTGTTGACATTGACCTAGCTAAAGCTCTTGTGTATCTAGAAGAAAGAGTATCGTAGAGATTATCTTCGATAGCTTCTTCTGTCAATGCAAAAGCTAATGCTACTGTTTCGTGTGTGTAACGACTGGTCCACGCTTCCTGAGCAGTATCATAAC